GCGTCCTTGCCCTTGCGGGCGTACAGGGCTGCCATGCGGCGCAGCTCGGTGTCGGACGCCTTGGTCAGGGCGGCGACCAGGGGCGCGCCCTCGGGGCCCATGCGCTGCAGCTCGGCTAGGACGCCCTCGCCCACGCCACGGCGGGCCAGGGTCGCCAGGTTGTCGGCCCACTTCTCCTGGGCGGTGACCTGGCGTTGCAGCTCGTCCAGGTAGTCGTCCACCGAGACGGTCACGTCTTTGGCGTAGTCCTCCCAGCTGTCCGACTGGTCTTTGGTCTTGTCGGCGGTGTGCTGCGCGGCCTCCTGTTCCTTGGCCATCGCGTCGTCCAGCAGCCCCTGGTAGATGCCGCTAGAGCTGGCGAACCCTTCCAGCGCCTCGCCGTGCTCGTCCACGGCGGCGCTGGCCTCGCCCAGGGTCTCCTGGTAGGCGTCGACAGCTTCCTGGGCCAGGCCGTATGCCTCGCCGGTCTGCGCGAGCTTCACGCGCATTTCGTCGGCGCCCAGGCTGGTGGCGTCCAGGGTGTCGCTGAAATTGAGCGACTTCACGTCGCCCTGGTAGGCGCGCAGCGCTGCCCTGGTGCGCTCCAGGGCCTCGGGGTCGCCTGCCAGGGCGCGCAGGTAGTCGGACACGGGCAGCTTGGCGCGGCGGGCCTGGTCGGCCAGCTCGGTGATCGAGCCATCCTCGGCCATCGCCCGCAGCTTGTCGGCCACCGCTGAGCGGTCGAGCTTGCCGCCTCCCTCGATGAGCGTTCCCACCAGCTCGCTGACTTCCTCGCGCAGCTGCTCGGCCTTGGAGCGCAGGATGCCGATACCGACAGCAGCCGCGACACCAGCAGCTGCGCCGAGCGGGCCCAGGGTGGCCAGGACGTTGGCAGCTGCTTCCTGCATGGCGTCCTTGATGCCATCGGCTGAGCCGTCGAAGCTGGCAGCCATTTCGCGGGCGGTGCCGGTGCCTTCCTCCCCCATCCCCCGCAGCGCCTCGCCTCCCTCGCGGGCGCTGGCGTCGACCTTGTCGGTGCTGCGCTTGGACGCGGCGGCGATCTTGTCGAACGCGCCATCGACCTGGGCAGCTGCCTGGTCGACGTCATCGCCCAGGCCCTTGACGTCGGCGCCTGCCTTGTCGGCGTCGGTGCCCAGCTCGCGCAGCTCGTCGCCCGCCTGGGCCAGCCTCTCGACGTCCTGGGCGGCGCCCGTGGCGTCCTGGCCCAGGGAGCGCAGCTGGTCGCCCTCACGGGCCAGCTGGGACAGCTCCTGGCCAGCCTCGCGGGCGCTGTCGCCCAGCTGGTCCAGCTCGCCCGCTGGCTTGGCCAGGTCGAACTCGTCGGCGTCGGACAGGACGCTGACTTTCAGGTCGCGGCCCTTGTCAGCCATTGCTGACCTTGCCCAGGACGTCGTCCACGATGCCCGCGAACTGGGTTAGCACCCAGGCGCCATTGGCCCTGATGGTGTCGAACACGTCGTCTCGCGCCTTCCCTCGGAACTGCCTGGTGGTGTGAACCTGATACGTGGTGGAGCTGCCCGAGCGGGTGCGCCTGGTGACGGTCGAGCGCCTGGTGCCTCCCCCGAACGTGGCGCCGTAGACCAGCTGGCGGGCGCTGGCGCCACCGCTGACCACTCGCCTGGCGCCGCCCACCACGATGGTTGGGTCTGCCAGCTTGCGGGCCTTGGTCGACGCGGCCAGGGGCGCCGCCCAGGGCCCGCCGAACGCCTGGGCGATCTTGCCCGCCAGGGGCACGGCCACCCTGGGCTGGACCTGGGCTGCCAGTTCCTTGCGCAGCTCGGCAGGCAGTCGGCGCAGCTGTCGAGACGTGTCGCGGCAGCTGCGCTCGAATGCGTCCAGCCCAGTGGTGGTCATGCTCAGTCGGCGGGGTTGGGCGTGCCGGGGGTGTTGTCGTAGTCGGGCACGGGCTTGCCCGCGCATTGCATGGTCACCGTGGCGGTGGGGACCGTGTCGACAGCGCCACCGATGGCGCCCGGAACGATGGTCAGGGTCACGGTCCAGGTGGGCTCGGTCGCGCCAGCCACGGGCTGGAACTTGACCACCTTGGACTCGCCTTCGTGGGCGTAGAGGTAGCGGGCCAGGGACTTGGGGGTCTTCCAGTCCTGGGCCAGCTCGACGTTGGCCACCCAGGTGGACAGGCCGTTGCCGTTGAAGACAGCGGACGGGGCCAGGCCCTTCCAGGTGGTCGAGCTGGGCGTGGGGACGAATTCGACCCGTGAGACGTGGGCGGCGTAGTCGTCCACGTCGACCTGGAACAGGACGTTTTTCAGGACGATGGGGGCCACGGCGACGGCGACCATAGGGGTGCTCCTTAGCTGGTTGTGATGGTGAGTGGTCCGGTCGTGACCGGGATTTCCCAGCCCGCCCAGGTGTCGTCCACCGAGACGCGCTCGGCCACGGTCCAGGACAGGACGTTGGATTGGTCGATGGCGTGTAGGACGTCCTCGGCCAGGTTGTCGACCTCCAGGGCGGTGGCCAGGTCGACGTCGGCCACGGGCGCCACGGCCAGGACGCTGGCGCCGTAGTCGCGCTGGTGCTGGCCCGCAGCTGGCAGCCGGGTGATCGGGCCCATGCGCAGCAGCAGCACGGGGCCCTGGACGCCATCGAGCTGGGGCGCGTAGGGCTCGACGGTGTACCCAGCTGGCAGGTGGGCCACCAGCTCGTCACGGATCAGCTCGCGGGCGCTGGTCATCCGACGCGCCCACGTCGCGGCGAGCTGGGGCGTAGGAGCTGCTTGACGGAGCCGACCAGGGGCCTGGCGCGGATCACGTAGCTGTCGCCCTGCACGATGGTGTCGCCCTCGCGCTTGGCGGCGGCGTAGATCTCGCGGGCCTGGTAGATGACGGCCAGGCGCATGGACTCGGTCACCAGCTCGGCGCCCTCGACCAGGACAGGCAGCGGGGCGTAGGCGCGGCAGGTTTCCTCGGCGCTGTCGAGCAGCTGCGCCAGGAGCACGTCGGACTTGGGCGCCATCGGCCAGGGGGAGTCGGCGGGGTCGACGGTGCGGACGTGCTCGACGGTGGCCCAGGTGCTCACAGCAGCCTCCTAACGGGAAGAATTGCGGTTTGGGGGTCGGCCGGCGCGGGCCGAAACGGGAAATCTTGCGGTGGAAGCGTTCTAAGCGCTGGAGCGCCAGCTGGTCGGTGGTCGGCGTGGTGCGTCGTGGGCACTGTCGCCACGGCTCGGAGCCACCGACCAGCTGGGGGCCTCAGACGGTCCGGTCGAGCCGGACGACGCCAGCCGGGAAGTAGACCTCGGCGGGCACGTACATGCCCCACGTGGCGACCTCCTGGCCCAGCTTCGTGACCTGGTCCTGGGTGGCCACCATGGCGCCCGACTCCGGGAACTTGGCGGCGCTGCTGTTGGACACGATCACCTGGGCGCCCGTGAGGAACGGGGCCCGGTAGTGCTCCAGGCCGTTGACGTTGACGCGCAGCTTGGACGCGGACGCCGAGCCGGTCGCGGACGGGGTGCCGCCACCGTTGCTGTTCTCGGGGTTGGGCAGGTCGGCGGCGCCCAGCTCCTTGAACACGGTGTCCGAGCAGAGCACGAACTCAGCCGGGGCGCCCGTGGCGTCCTCCACCGCCATGCTCGCCTCAAAGATCTTGCCGTTGAAGGCGGTGGGCTTGGCGCCCGCAGCGATGGCCGGGAGCGTGGCGCCCGTGCCGAGCTCGACCGAGGCGGCGGTGATCGCAGCCTCAAAGATCGCCTCGGTGTATCGGTACCAGGCGGCGGACGTGATCTGGTTGTGCGCCGCCATGTAGGCGGGGCTCGACCGGAGCAGCAGCTGGTAGGAGATCTCCGACGCGATGCCCGCCGACTTGATGTTGGCGGTGCCCTGCTTGATGTCCAGGCGCACGCCCGACAGCTGGGTCAGCTGGGTGACCTGCTCGGTAATGATGCCGTCCAGGTCGGTGTCGAAGTAGGGCCAGGACGACGTCATGCCCGACTCGGGCAGGCCCGTGGTGCCGAACGCCGTAACCGCTGGGCGGCGGGCGTCCAGGTTCCACTGGATCTCCTGGCGCCAGGTCGGGAGCATCACGCCCGGGTTGTTGGTCGTGATCTGGGAACCCAGGGCGAACTCGGCAGCCATGCGCAGCCGGTCGTCCTCGGTGCCCTCACGGAACGCGGCGAAGAACGCCTGGGCGGAGCTGAACTGGGCCAGCGGGTGCTCGGGCGCGGCGGACGCTGCGCGCAGGTGCTCGGCGACCTGGGCGGCCAGCTCGGCCACGGTGGGCAGCTCGACAACGGTTGTGGCCTCGGGCGGCATGGTGGTCCTTTCGGTGGGTGATGCCGCAGACGCGGCCAGGGTGAGTCCTCGGGACTCTGTGAACGCTGGGTGTCGGACGACGCCCAGGTGAATCGCGGACCAGGTCGGGACGTGGCGCACGCCCGCGTCGTCCTGGTCGAAGCTGTCGAACGCGGCGGCGACACTGAACCCGCCTTTGACGCCCTCGGCTGCCAGGGTCAGGACGTCTCGGCCTGCCTGGGTGTCGAAGATGCGGACGCGGGCGGGCACCAGCTGGCCGTCGTCGCCCAGGGCGAACGGTGCGGCCAGGCGCCCGATGGGGTCGGCCCAGCCGTCGTGCTCGTTGACGACGTCGATCAGCTCGTCCGCGTTGTCGGGCAGGCCCGCGAACTGATAGGCGAACCCATCGGCGGACGCGCCCGAGGGGGTGCCCACCGCGAACGCGGTGCCCTCGATGTGGGTCCAGGCGCCCTCGCCCTCGGCCAGGGCGCTGTCCTCGGCGGTGGCCGAGAACGCGGCGCCCTTGGGCAGGAACGAGACGGTGACGGTCTGGCGGGTCATGCGGTGGCCTTCCTGGCGAGCGGTTCCTGGGCGATGACGTCGTCCAGCTCAAAGATGTTTGCGGCCAGGCCCTGGGACCAGACGCCCATACGGGTGTTGGCGTCCTCGCGCAGGTACTCGGCGGCGTCGAACTCGGCTCGGATGCCACGCGGCAGCAGCAGCCCACGCGGCGGCTGGCCGTCCAGGCGCACGTCCAGGCTCATGGTCTGAGCCAGGACCGTGGTCCAGGGGCGCAGGGACTCCACCAGGTCCTTACGGCGGTCCACGATGTTGCCGTAGGTCATGCTGTCGCCACCCTTGGCATCGACCGCGAACGCGGGCAGCTGGAGCAGCCGGGCGACCTCCAGGGCGGCGTGCTCGCGCGCCTCGGTCAACTGGAGATCCTTGGCCGAGTACCCGACCGTCTGATACTCGTAACCGTCGATGTACCCGGTGCCTCGGTTCTCGCGGGCCCAGTCCCAGTCATCGAGCAGCTGGGTGATCTCGGCGTCGGTGAGCGTGTCGCCCGACACGTTTTTGAGGATGGCGTGGGGGTGCGGCGCCCTGGCGTAGCGGCCAGCTGCTGCCTGGAGATCTCCGTACAGCTGCAGCAGCTCGTAACCGAACAGGCGCAGCCCGCCCAGGCTGGCGAAGTCGAACGGCACGAACCCTGCCAGGGCGAACTGGGCCGGGGTGTAGCTCTTGCCGTCGACAGTCCACTGGGCGACCGTGTCGGGGTCGTTGGCGGCGTACTGGGCCACCCAGCGCTGGGGGTGGATTCGCTCGATGTACGCGGTCGTCCCGCCGATGGTCGACGTGGCACGGATCACGGCTTTGTCGTGCCAGATGCCGTCGTCGATGACCAGGGCCCAGGTGTTGAACCTGGTGCGGTTGGGCTCGGGCTGGCGCAGCCAGGCGCACCTGGCGTCATCCTCGGCCAGCAGCTGCTCCCCCGCCCAGGCGCGCAGCCCGAACGTGGCAGGGGTCAGGATCGCGGCGCGGGCCCGACGCATGGCGGGGATGCGCAGCGCCACCGTGCGGGCCACCGACTGGGCGCGCCAGGTGCTGGCGTTCGGGGTGGTCACGTCGGGCGCGGTGGGCTGGGACGAGAACGCGGCAGCTGGCTGGGCCGGGGGAGCCACCCACGCCTCGAAACGTGAGAGCCAGCTCATGCGGTCACCAGGCCCTGGGCGCGGGCCTTGCGGCGGGCGTCGGTGTCCTGCTCGCCGTGCTCCTGCTCGCGGTGCTTGTTGCCCGCGCCCTTGGCCTTCTCACGGGTCACGAACGGACCAGCTCGCCAGCCGCAGCCACCGCGCTCGGGATGGCATATCGCCATCGAGCTGGTGGGGCTGGTGTCGGTCGTAATCATCGGTGCGGCCACGTGTCCAATTTTGGGCGTGATTGCCGGACTCATATGCAATGCGCGGCGCGATCTTGCGTGCCCTATGGAGTCTGCGCTAGGGCCTATGGAGCGGCCCCAAACAGGAGATCTTCCTGTTTGGGGCCTGGCCGGCGGGGCTCGAGACGGGAAATCTTGCGGTCGTCACCGCCTGCCAGCCGACGCCACGGGCTTGCGCCTGGGCGCGGGCAGCGTGTCGAACGCCCGCACGGCCAGCGTCACGGCCACCAGCTCCGCGATGCTGCCGGTCGACTTCTTGCGGGCCCAGCAGAATCCGCCGTCCATCGCGCTGGACGTCGTCGCGTTCTGAGTCGCCTCGGTCAGCTCGGCCTGGTGGCCGTGGTGGAACTCGCGGGCGAACACGGCTTTGGACAGCTGGACGCAGGCGGCGGCGTAGTTGGCCACGGGCACGGCTCGCAGCTCGACCAGGTCGCGCAGTCGCCTGTTCTCGGGCTCGGCCAGCTGCTTGGCCACGGCGTCCACCACGCCGAGCACGCCAGGGCTCCTGGGGTCATAGTCGATGGGCGCACGCCTGGAGCTGCCGAGCTGGATCAGCAGCTCGGGCAGCTCGCGCAGGTTGCCGTCCACGAACGTCTCGACCAGCTGGCCGATGGCGTGGTGCCGGTGGTCGCGCCAGGCAGCTGCCACGGCGGCGGTGTCGCCCATCGGGGTGACGTCGAACGCCACGCCGTAGCGCTCGGGCACGGGCACCAGGCCCTCGCCGCACTCGGTCCAGACGTTGTCGGGCCAGAGGCTGTCGCGGGCCTTCGTCGGGATGTTGGCGTATGCGCGGGCCCAGCCGCCTGGATCGTTGGCGAAGTCGACCCGTGCGGCCTCGATGGCCTGGCGCGTGATGGTGTACCCGTAGGCGGGATGGCGCCGCAGGATCACGTCCAGGTCTTCGGGGTCTTCGTCGTCGCGCAGGCCGTAGTCGACCAGGCAGATTCGGCTGGTGGGGTCGTTGACCAGGAGTCGGGCCCGCGCCAGGTACTCGTCCAGGTACGCGCTGTTGGCGTCACCAGCTGCGCTGACAACCCACAGCTGGGCGCCTGGCCGGGTGTTGAACGTGGCACGGATCGCCTGGCGCAGCTCGGCGCCCTGCTCGGCGTCGAACGCCCAAGCTTCGTCCACGAACGTCTTGTCCGACTGCTTGGAGTGCATCGCGTCACGGTTGGGCGGGAAGGCGTAGAACGTGCCGCCAGTCGCCTTCCAGGCCACGCCCTCGGTGCCAGCTCGGCGGGACAGCGTGTATCGGCAGGCGGCGGTGCCTTCCTCGCCCAGCAGCGGCGCCGCCTCGGCCAGGGCGAGGAAATGCTCCTCACGCATCCAAGTGCTGGCGTGCTTGCCGGTCTGCTGGGTGAACCAGGTTCGGGCGCCGCGCTTCGTCATGCACGTGTGATCGGCCACGTCACCGATCAGCTTCGTTTTGCCCGACTGGCGCTGGACGGTCACCAGGACAGTGTCGAACCAGTTTTCGCCCGTGTCGGGGTCGACCTCCAGGGCGACCTCCAGCGCGTCGTGCTGCCACGGCATGAGCGGCTTGCCCTTGCGCTGGGCGACCAGGTCGACCTGGGGGCCTCGGGTGTCGCGGCTCGACCTGGGCGTATGGAACCTGGGCGTGGCCAGGGTGCGCTGGGCGGTGGCCAGGACGGTCACAGCGTCCCGCCTTCCATGACGCGGCGGCGCTGCTCCAGCTCCAGGGCTGCCAGCTCGGCGCTCAGCTGGTCGAAGTCGGCGGGGCCCTCGGTGGCCACGCCCTGGGGGTCCAGGCGCAGCATGAGCGCATCGAGCTGCTGGTGGAGCGCCGCCAGGGACACGCCACTGGCCTGCTTGCGGTCGGGGTCGCGGCCCGACTCGCGGTCGATGGACGCGGCCAGGGACCGGGCCTGGCTGATGGTGGCAGACATGCGCGCCTGCCACGTCAGGCCCTTGGGGTCGTCGTCGGTGGCGTTGACCTTGGCCAGGTGCCGGATGGCCTTGCCCGTGCCCTGGTAGATCGGGCCGGGGGAGTCGGCCTTGGCGGGCGCCTGGGCCGGGGGATCGGGCCAGAGCGCCAGGGGCTCGGCGGCGGTCACTGTCCCTCACCCATGCTCGGCGCCTCCAGCTGCTCGACGCGGGCGACGAGCTGCGCCAGCTGCTCGGCCAGGCCAGCCTGGGCGGTCGCCTGGACCTGGGCGGCGTCACTGATGGCGCGCTCCAGCTGGTCGACGGTCTGCGCCAGGTCCAGGCCCTGGTCGGTCGCCACGTCGCGCAGCTGCTGGACAGCGGCCTGGACCTCGCAGACCAGGCAGGCGTCCAGGGTCAGGTTCGTGATGCCTGGGTGGCCCAGGGTGGTGTGCCCGCAGTCGGGGCACGGGGCGCCCATCCACTCGGGGGTGGTGGCGTCGGGGCCAACGTGACGTGTGCAAATCATGGTCATCCTTAGCTCATATATGAGATGGGC